CTATTCAGAATTTCACTGGCGCCCTGACTGGTGACCTGACGGTGAATTTTTCCACAACGAATGCCGTCAACGGCTCGGTACTCGGCTGCATAAACAATACGACCGGGGGGCATAATGTCGTCTGCAACGGCGTAACCCTTGCTGCTGCAGCTATCGCAAAATTCTCATACACCGGGTCGGCATGGACGAGAACGCAATGATGGACGCCATTCTTCGCATGCCGATCTCGGGCTCGCTCGTAAAGGTACCCTTGGCCATAGCCGCTGTCCTGGCCGTAGAACAAAGATTATCTAATGGCTAAGAATCAAGAATTAACTGATCAGCAAAAACGATTTATACGAGAGTATATCATAGATCATCATGGAACTAATGCAGCTAAAAGAGCTGGATATTCCCCACAGACAGCTCGTTTCTCAGCTTCTCGTTTACTAGCCGATCCTAAAATTAAAAAAGCAATTCAAGAGGCACAAGAAGAATTGGGCGAACAAACAGGTATCACAGCAGAACGTATTATTCATGAGATGTCCAAGATTGGCTTCTCTAATATCCTAGATTATATTACTCAGGACGAAAATGGGGATACGATCATCGATCTGAAAGCTATTGATCGAGATGCTGCTGCTGCTCTTACAGAACTCTATGTAGAAACGACAAAAGGTCGTAGTACGGTTCGTAAGGTAAAAGTTAAACCTTATGATAAGATGGCTGCTCTCGTTCAGATGGGCAAGCATATTGGTATGTTTAAAGAACAAGTTGAAGTTCGTGATTTAACTCTTGAAGACCTAGTTTCACAATCAATGAATGAAAAGGAAAAGTCCGAAGACAATGAATAAATTTAAAGCTTTTATTGTAGGACTCTTCCTACTATCCCCAATTCCGGCTCTCGCTCAAACTTTAGGAACATATACAGTAAGTATTTCTACCCCTAGAGCTGTTGTAACTAACATAACCAGCACTGCAAACGTTGCAACTCTTCCGTCTGTTGCGTACCCACGTCAACTTTTATATGTTCATGACATCTATACAGCTAGTGCAACTGTAGGCAATAGATATGTTACTCTAAATTTAATTAGTTCTGATGGCACTACAGTTGTAGGAAATTGGCACACTTCTGCTGCCATTACAGCTGGATTATCTAATTATCATGTTGAATTTCTTCCGGGTACTTATCGAGAAACAACTTTTGATGGTAGTCATTCTGTCCAGACTCCGTTTCCTATGATTTTAATTATACCTGCTAATTATAGTGTTAAAGTTACAGATTTTTCTGCCGTGTCTTCTTCAGACACACAAAATGTTTATTTTGAAACAGCCCCCACTCAATAAGGAATTACTAATATGACCTCACCTGCCTCTGATCTTTCTAAAGCCGCTGATACAGTTAAGTCTGCTGCCACAGCTGCTGTCGCTAATGTTGAATCTGCTACTCTAACCTTTGGCCAGAAGTACTGGTACTGGGTTGCTCTTGGTGCTGCCGTGGTCGGCTTTGTTACTGGCGTTGCTGTGGGCTAATGTCCAAGCTTGAACGATGGAAGACTGCTGCCGAAAGAGTGGCCCATCGTAAAGCCCAACTCAAATATGAATCCACACCTTTAGAAATCAAGAAACGAGAGAATAGAAATAAAGCTCGTTACGATTTAGAAAAAGAAGGTAAGGTTCATAAAGGGGATGGCAAAGATGTGGGGCATCGCAACGGCCATGCTCTCCAAAACTCACCTCAAAATTGGATAGTAGAGAATAGGCATAAAAATAGATCATATCCGCGAACTAAAAGTGCTCATAAAAAAAATCCCAATGATTAATTTATCAGTTCCAGATTAAGAAAAACCCCCATTCTTAGGTAATATTCCGTGGAAATTGTAAAAGATATTCTTGGTGCACTTTTTCTGGTTTCAGTTATATTCTCGGGATTTTCTTTTCTAGCTTCTTGGCTCACCCCTTCAAAAAGGACTTCTTATAATTCTCGATATGATTGGATTATTTTTCTGATTATTGGGGGATTTTGGGTGGGCGCCTCTATTCTTTTCGGCCTTCTTTTGATTATTGCTTTTTATATTTGAGGTGATTAATGTTTGGAGTTGATGACGCTGTTACTGCTGGTGTTGATCTAGTCAGTAAAGTTATTGATAAAATCTTTCCTGATCCGGCAGCCGCAGCAGATGCTAAACTTAAACTACTTCAGCTGACACAAGACGGAACTTTAAAAGAACTTACTCTTGACAACGATCTTGCAAAAGCAGGTCTCGATAACGTAAAGACAGAGGCCGCATCTTCTAATTGGCTTGCTTCTAGTTGGCGTCCAATTACAATGCTTTGCTTTGTGGCCATTGTTGTTAATAATTATATCCTTTTTCCATATCTTCAGCTATTTGGCCATGCTGGTATAGTCCTGTCTCTGCCTCCAGATATGTGGGGCCTATTAAAGATTGGTATGGGTGGCTACGTCATTGGTCGCAGTGCTGAGAAAATTCTACCTTCAGTAGTAAATGCAGTTAAGAAATAATGCTTTCTCGTGGCCATTCTATTCCTATGGGCTCTAGTCCAATTTCAGCCCCTAGACCAGTTCCTGGTCCAACAGGTCCACAAGGACCGACAGGAGTTGCTGGAACTACGATTAATGTAGGAACAGGCGCTCCAAGTGATGCCACTGGCAATTCGGGTGATATGTACTTGAATAAAACTGATGGTACTTGGTATGGGCCTAAAGCTACATTAACATGGTCTGGAACTGGTCCTATCCCATAATATGAGTTTGCCAGCTGAGAAAATCCGTCTTTGGCGGGAAAGACCTGATGTAATGGTCAGAGAGTTATTTAATGTAACTCCAGACCCTAAACAGGACGAAATACTTCGAGCCTTCCCTCATAAGCAGCGTATAGCCATGAAGGCCAGTAAAGGTACTGGTAAGACTTGCACTGAAGCTTGGTTAGCCTGGAATTTCCTTCTTACTCGTCCTCATCCCCGTATTGCCGCTACCTCTATTTCTGCTGATACTCTTGCAGATACTCTCTGGACAGAAATGTCTATGTGGCAGCAAAGATCACCTCTTCTTCAATCTGCCTTCAAGTGGAATAAGACACGAATAACTTCTAAAGATCATCCCGAAACTTGGTGGATGTCTGCAAGAAGCTGGAGCAAATCAGGGGACAAGGACCAACAGGCAAATACTCTAGCTGGTCTTCACTCTGAATACATCATGTTCATTCTAGATGAATCTGGTGGTATTCCTGATGCGGTTATGGCCTCAGCCGAAGCTGCTCTATCGACCTGCAAAGAAGGTCATCTAGTTCAGGGCGGAAACCCAACTCACCTAGAAGGTCCACTATACAGAGCTTGTACCGATGAAAAGGAACTCTGGTATGTAGTGGAAATGACAGGTGATCCCGATGATCCTGAACGCTCCCCTAGAGTTGATATTGAATGGGCTCGTTCTCAGATCAAGAAGTATGGTCGGGATAATCCCTGGGTTCTCGTAAACGTCTTTGGACAATTTCCTCCTTCGTCGCTCAATGCTCTTATCGGACCTGATGAAATAGATGAGGCGATGAGCAGAAGTTATCGAGAACAAGATTATAGAGATCATGCCCGAGTTCTTGGTATTGACGTAGCACGATTTGGTGATGACTCTTCGATCATCTTTCCTCGTCAGGGGTTACAAGCTTTCAATCCTATTCAATATCGTGGATTAGACGGCACAGAAGGCGCCAATAGAACTCTAGCTAAGTGGAATGAATGGGATGCTGATTATGCTTTTATTGATAATACAGGGGGATTCGGTTCATCTTGGTTGGACAATCTCATCCGGTTAGGTAAAGACCCTATCGGGGTTCATTTCTCAGGTAAGCCGCAGTCAGAGAAATACTTTAATAAAAGAACCGAAATGGCCTTTGAATGTGTTGAATGGATCAAAAGAGGCGGCGCTCTACCTGAAATTGAAGAACTCAAGAAGGCTTTAAGTCAAACAACTTATACTTTTAAGGGTGATAAGCTACTTTTAGAGCCAAAAGAAGATGTAAAGATCAAATTAGGCTATTCTCCAGATCATATGGATGCTCTTTGCCTTACCTTTGCATTGCCTGTAACTAAACAACCTAAAAGCCCTTTTACGCTGAATAAAGGCTCTCACGAAATAGAATATGACCCT